TTGTAATCTGTGTGTCGCTATAACAGGGACAGCTGAACAGATTCTCGGATGTTCTTTCGAGTATCTGGAAGCTGGGAAAGTGGCAAAGTTTGCCATTCACTCCTTGTTCCTGCCTGTAACAGGTAAGCATAGACAAGGACTCTGGGGTACAGTTGACTGCTTTTAGGCTGTCTGAGGGCTAACAAGAGGGCTAGAACAGTGGTTCTGAGGTAGTTCTACATGCTAAACAATGTCGGATACCCTTTGCTAACGATGGAAGCTGGCTGACTTCTGACACTGTTGGGCTCATGTCCACTCATCGTCTCTGCCTGAGTCAACAGAAGAGAGACCGAGGGGGTAGGGGGGTGTCAGTGAGGGACGAGCTGACGAGACTCTGCTCTGCTTGCTCGCTGTCTACTAATATTTGTTTACTTTGAATAAATTCAATCGTCATCATGCCCTTCACCCCCCACATCATACCCCCCTCTCTTCCACCCACATATCAGCACATACCGCAACGATAAATCTCAGCTTTCTAGATAACCTGTGACATCCTATGTCATCAGTACACCGAAAAGACCCCTTGCAAAATAAAGACAATTAGGATACAATTTATCCTAAATTATTTAATATACGGCAGTAAGGTAATAAGAGGAAACAATGTTTGGATTAACGGTATCTGAGCTTTCTAACATAATGGGTTGGATAGGTGGTCTCCTTGGAAGCGTGACTGCCATTTATATGCTAACTGCGAATAGACGTAAGGTAGATTCGGAGTCAAGGCTGAATACATCGGAGGCATACGAGAAGATGGTAAACGCTTACGAAAAGAGAATAACTAGTGTCTTGAAACGATTTGCTAGGCTGGAGAAAAGGGTTAGGAAACTTGAAGACGAGCTGAAGATAAAGCAAAGTATTATCGACAGGTTGGAAGGTATTCGTGACAGGCTTCGGGACCAGCTAAGAAAACTAGGTATTACCCCAAAGGCGTAATGGATATAGTATCTGACGTCACATTCCCAGCGATAGTAAGTGATATAGCAACAGTACCGAACTCACCACAGGCGCGGGTGTACTTTACTATAAACTCTGGGTATGGATTGCAGGCTGGTCAACTCATGAAGTGGAGAGACGCCAGTAGGAGAGTAGACGTTGTTATAGCAGGCGCTGAGGGATACGAAGATAGAATTGAGTTTTACGCTAAGATTTATAAAGTTGGTACTACTAGAGACAAAGGGCAGTTGGTTGTACTTCAGTATCCGACTAAGAAATTTGAAGATTTATATGAGATTCTAACAGGAATATATGAACTGACTAAGGGAGGCTTGATTGTGGTTTCATGTTTCCCAGGAGAAAGCGAATACGATGACGGAGAATACAGACAAGGTTACAACAGAAAATCTCGTAGAGAATAAGAAAGGCGGGGCTCTACAGAAGAGGGCATTGATGACTGCTCTGACTAATAGGCTGAAGATAGTCCCGAGGGGACAATCCCAATCAGCTGAAGAGCTCATTGCTGATATGATTGTTACTGTTGCTCTTACTGGAGAGGTGCAGCTTTTACCCAGGAAAGAAGAAAACAAAGCTCCTGTGATGCTGTTCTCACCTAGAGATTGGTACGAGTGTATTAAGTGGTTGTTTGACCGCGTTGAAGGTAAGCCCGTGCAAGCGGTTGATGCTTCTATAAGGTCATCAATCTACTTTGATGGTTTAGATACTATGATTGAGGAGGACGATGACTCCAGAACTACTGAGATGGACGGAAATGACAAACTTCCATCCGAAACAGAAGGAATGTCTAAAGACGCTAAGGAGTAAGCGCTTTGTAATGTACGGAGGCGCTCGTGGCGGTGGTAAGTCATACCTGTTGAGGTGGTGGCTTGTTCAGGTTATGTTAGAGCTTCATAAGAAGGGCATAAACAAACCACACGTGTTCTTAGGTTGCGAGTCCTATCCTGTTCTTGCTGATAGGCAGATATCAAAGATAAATATTGAGATGCCTCGCTGGTTAGGCGAAGTGAAGAAGACGCAGGCAGATGGTTTAGCTTTTGTACTCAGAGACGAGTTTGGTGGCGGAGTCATGGTGCTACGAAACTTAGACGACCCCTCCAAGTACCTGGGTGCTGAATACGCAGCCATTGGTATAGACCAGATTGAGAAGGTAAACAAAGAAGTATTCGATATTCTTCGCGGAAACCTTCGCTATCCAGGAGTCTCTAATACGAAGTTCTTATGCACAGCTAACCCTGGAGGCAAAGGACACCAGTGGGTGAAGAAGTTGTGGATTGACAGGAATTTCTCAGATGAGTTGAAGCCATTATCAGACCAGTTCGCGTTTGTTCAGGCTCTCCCGCAGGATAACAAGAGCCTTGACCAACAGTATTACGAAGATTTGAAGGCGTTACCAGAAAAACTGAGGAAGGCTTGGCTCGAGGGGGACTGGGAAGTATTCTCTGGGCAGGCATTCCCTGGATTTGGCGATGACCATATCGTAAGTGGAAACTTGGTAATTCCCCCTAATTGGATAAAGATTGTCGGAATTGATAGCGGTTATACCAAGCCTTTCGCGGCTGTATGGCTTGCTAGAGACCCCGACGTTGGCAGATACATAGTATATAAGGAAATAAAGCAGGCTAGGCTGTCTGATAGCCAGCAGGCGCGGTATGTACAGGAGATTACGGCTCTCGATAAAATCCACGTACGCTATGGAGACCCCTCCATGTGGCATACTAAGAGCGACGAGAAGAAGGGGCTCACATCGACTGCCGATAACTTCGCTGATGAAGGTGTATACCTCACCCGCGCAGATAACAAGAGAGTCAGCGGAAAGAGGAAGATTGACAGACTTCTGATGAATCTGCCAGACATGAAACCAGGATTGCAGGTTCATGAGTCATGTAAAGGGCTTATAGCAGAGTTACAGTATCTTGTTTTGGACGAGAAGAAGGTGGAAGACGTCGACACAGACCAGGATGACCACCTCTACGACGCTCTTAGGTACGCTCTAAGTTCCGCAAGAGGAAAGTTTCAGGACGACAACGTTGCTATGAGGAGGTCTCCGTGGGAGAGAATTACGACGATTTAGTAACTACCGTTGAATTACGGTGGATTAGCATAAGGAGTCAGGTGGAGGGAGCTACCAACGCCCAGATTCTGGATTTTGTACTAGCGGAGCTGGAAAGGAACGACCTAAGAATGAGGATTTTGGATAGAAAAGCCGAAAAAATTATAGCTTTTGTAAAAAATTTCGGAAAGGATGATATTACAGTAATCAGAAATCTAAAAAAATTACTAATAAAAGCAAAGGTAATACCAACATTACCAATAAAAAAGGAATATAGAGGTGAGGAATGGGTACACCAGGAAAAAAGATAGCAGATTCGGACTTCGAGGATATAAAAGTACACGCAGAGAAGATTGCTGAGAACTATTCGACGCGAGATGCGCTATACACAGAGATGGAATCCATGTTTCTTCTAGAGGATTCAAACCTTCCAGATGATTCATATATAAAAGAGACACTAGCGCCAGACCCACGGGTCACGCTTTTGGGTGCGGTTAGGTTATTGACTGCGGCTGACCCTGAATTCTCAGTACCAAATGAATTCAATTCAGCGGAAGTCAGGAAGAAGTCTTCTCCGCTAGAAAAAGCAGCGAAAGCTATATGGTACGCAAGTTCACGGATTCGCAAGAAACCGTTACACTACGATTTAGCTCTATCTGGACTTCTATACGGTGAAGAGCATATGTTCATAATGTCCACTAAGGATATGTACGACACGGCTTCTACGCCTGCCGAGAAGTCTAGAGCAGAACGAGCCATGAAGATGACTCCGATACTATTTGATGTCATCAATCCTAAGCTAGGCTATGCGAGCTATGATAGACTCGGATTAGCCGCTTATGCGATGAAGCAAGAGATTGGGGTCTACGACGCGAGGACTCGCTATGGCGATGCTGTTTCAAAGATGTTAGAGGATAGGAAAGATTACGATACTGTTGAGCTAAACGAGTACTGGAATAATACAAATCATGCGGTATGGTTCTCTGAGTACGCGGATGACCCAGTGTTAGCAAATGAGCACGGTCTTCCGTTCATTCCTATTGTTGCCCAGATTACTGAGGGTTCTAACTTGTTCGTTGAAAGTGACCAGGATAAGATACAACCGTTCCTATATACTTTATATAAATCTAACCTTTGGAAGAGAAGAAACCTGTCGTTGACGGTTCTCTACTCCATGATGAATGCTATCGGTACAAACCCGCTGTTCTTATATAAGCGGAAGAATCCAGAGAAGCACATCGAAGTTGACTGGAGTAGACCAGGTGGAATCATCGAAATTGAAGCAGATGAGGATTTTGGTTCTCTTGCTAAGCATGTTATTGACGATAGTATTCTTCAGGGGCTGGAAATATCAGACAGGCTTACAGAAGAAGCAACAATATTCAAGCAGACGCTAGGACAACCGCTAGGGGCTAATGCTCCATTCTCAATGGTGTCCCTGCTTTCGCAGGCTGGACGATTACCTCTTGTTCCTTATCAGAGACTTACAAACTTCGCCATATCCGATGGTATGAGAATGGCGTTTGAGCTCATAAAACTAGAAGGTGGCTCAAAAGAAATCCTTGGTGAAGATGGAATGGAAACACTAGTCGCTAAGGAAATCCCAGAGGTATTTGAGATATTTGCTAATCTAGACATCTCGATGCCACAAGACGAACGACAGCAGGTTATCATGGCTACACAAGCTACATTTGGAGAAGACCCGCTTGTTTCAAAGAAATACGCGAGAGAACGCTGGATGAAGGTTGGGCAGTCAGATGAGATGCAGGAAGAAATCTGGGGCGAACGGTTCTCAAACCAGGAAGCTCAGATGGCTTACACGCAACAACAAATGATACTAGCACAACAACAGATGATGATAGACCAACAGATGGAAGCACAGGCGCAGCAACAGATGATGGCGCAACAGCAACAAGGTATGCCTCCTGGTGGAGCACCTCCTGGTGGAGCGCCTCCTATGATGCCTGGACAGCCTATGCTTCCTCAACAACCCATGCCTGGAGACCCAAACCAGATGATGCCTGGTGAGATGCAAGCTATGAACAATCAGCTCGGCAATGTTACGGCTCAACCTGGAGTTCCTGGAGTTCCCCAGATGATGCCTGGTGATGGCGGTATGCCGATGCAGGGAGCTAGTGGAATGGTCAATTCTCCTCTAGGGAATATGATGGAGGGATAAGATGTTAAACATTAGTAATGCGAATGACTCGATTTTGAAGGGGCAGACAAGGTTCGCCCAATTTAGCAGACAGTTCACAAAAACATGGCGTGCGCCGCAAATCGAAGCGACCAAACAAGGTATTTGGAGCTCGATGCCTGCCGAGATAAAGGAAAGCTTGAAGGCTCAGAAACCTAAACTATATAAGACTATGAATGAGAGATATGGAGGAGGTGCGTAATGGGTGTTGATATTGGAATTGTTGGTAGTGGATTAGATGAACCAGAGGCAGTACCAGCCCTAATAAGTGACCAGTCTAACGTTGTGTCTAGCGCAACTGGGACTGGTACTCCTGGAGTAGTCACCATTAGAAAAACAGGTGGGTTGTCGCCAACTAAGCGGCAGCCGTTTGACTGGAGGGCTTTCTTTACGAATATGCGTGCCCGCGCGCAGGGCTCGTGGGATTTTCGCCCCAATCCCCAGGCTACGTGGGAGACTAACCCTGAGTATATCCTGGGGGGTTTGGGCAATTCCGTGTTCAGTAGAGGTTGGGGAAATACTGATTACGCAACTAACCCAAATAGGTACGTTCCTACTGGTGGAGACTCTCGGTATTACGTGCCAGAAACAGGCGACCCTCGTTATACACCACTTGGCGGTGGCGGTAGGGATAGGTACGCGTATCCTGCTGGCGGAGACCCTCGCTATACCCCGCTTGGCGGCGGAAATAAGTATAATCCAGTAAGCTCATCTGGAGGGGGAGGGAGGATGAGTGATGAGGCAATGGATATCCTCCGTGAGGACGCGATGAGAAGAAAAACCGATAGATGGAAAGACCTACTTGGCTGGGATGGGGGGTATGAGCCAGGGCTAAATCCCAGCGGTTATAGTTGGGACTTATGGGGTACTGGTTCGGGCGGTGGCGGTGGATGGGGCGGTGGATGGGGCGGTGGATGGGGCGGTGGCGGTGGCTCGTACTCTAACTGGTACAGAAAGCTAGTGAACTGGAGAATCTAATGCCCGAAAAGACCTTTGAAATAAAGAGCTATGGGAAAGGTACTAGCACTGGCAGCAAAAGCGCTATAGTACAGAATAGAATAAAATCGCTCGCTGCGCAAGCACCTATAGGCGGCGGTGGTAGAATGCCTTATCCTGGGTATAAGGGAGGCGATATAACCCAGCTTGAGCAGCTAAGGAGATACGGCGGTAAGGAGAAAGCGCACCCGTTACCAGGAAGACCGTACTCGACTATGGTTACGCCCTCTGGTATGGACGTGCCGTATAACGCTCAAGCCGCAGGTTATTTTGATAAATACTTCAATAAGGCGGAAGGTATAGACCCAAATAGGGTCATATACTCAGGTCGTGGGGAGTTTAGGTACTATACAGACCCTCTGACATTAGACACCTACAACACTATCATTGAGAACACCCCGAGAGAGATGCTACCAGAGTGGCTTCCTATCAACGATATCAAAGAAGCTTACAAATTCCTATCCTACACAAACAAAGACAAGCCTGTCGAAGATTGGACAATCGACAAGAACAGCGACATATACAACTATTTGAGTAGTTTAGAGTTACCCCCAGCTGATATGTTGTTCCCTCACCAGTACATGAATGAAGCTGCTGACGAGGAGTACAGGAGAAAATACAATGCTGGTGGAATTGATAGCCTGAATGCAAAACAGAAGCTCCTCATGTCCCCATTCTACTCACAGCCTTGGATGGAACAACCCAGACAAGAGATGACGAAAGAACAGAAGGATAAGATGTTCTGGAGGGATGTTGGTGGCAGTGCTATGGCTGCGTTTACAGTAGCGCCAATGGCTGCTATTGCAGCTGGTATTTTGATACCAAGCGTGGGGATAGCTACTTTTATGCTTCCGTTCATAGCTGCTTTTGGGTTAGCAAGTTACGCCGATAGACACTATGAACTAGATAACCCAACTATGGCGTCAGTAAACACGTGGGCTGGTAGCGTGCTTTCGACTCTATCCAGAGGTTCGGAGCAGGTGCTAGGAACTCTCGAACTAGCTGCAACAGACCCAGAGTTTAAGGAAGTTCTGGATGGGGCTAGTGACTACACCATGAGCGAGTATATGAAGTCTGCGTGGCAGGCTAGTCAACTGCGCTGGGATGTCAGACAACAGAGCACTATCCTCGATTACGCTGGTGCGGAGGGTTTGTTTGAGAGTAGGGTAACTGACCCAGACGAGATATGGAGAATCGAACAGGGTGTTCCTACCACAGTGAAAGTGCCCAAAAGCTGGAAGTGGGGCAAGGAAGCTGTTAACGCTATACAGGACGAGCTACTAGCTGGCGCTGAACTTGACGAAGTCATAACACACTGGGAAGAGGAGTTTGGATTCCAAGGCGTGTTGTCCGACTTGGTCATGCAGAACATAGTAGACCCATTGAATGTCCTGCCAATGATGTCAAACAGAATACCAAAGTGGATAGCTGACGGTAAGGTTTCAAAAGCTTTAAAGGCTATGGATGCCGCTGGTGATTTGAAGTTTCTTACTAAGGCTATGGATTATGCTGATGATGCTTCTGATATAAACAAGTTCATAGAGGCTTTCAGCAAGGTAGACTCTGCGGACCTTATGGCGAAGCTACAAGCAACCCCAGAAGGCGCTGACTTCCTGAAAATCTATGGGAAGATGGACGATATGCGTCTATCGGCTAACATATCTATAGCTGCCGAGAACGCTAGAGGTAATGCGTTTATCGACGCGATGCCGTTCCCAGTTAACATGGTCGCTGGGAGCATATACAAGCTAATAAAAGGAGAGTCTGGTTCTTACGGTGGGGCAGCGGCTGTATTTGAGAACCTGAGGAGAACTTATACTGATGGGTATGCACAGAACGCTGCAAGACAGATAGTCACGAAGACTGGCAAGGTGAAAAACTTCTACGCACCTCCTACGTGGTCTCCTATTGAGAGATGGCTAGGTGGTATAGGCAAGGATGGTATGCCTAGTTGGTATCACCCGACGATTATACCTGAGGGAGCTGGTTTACTAAAGAAGCTCTCTATTTACCTTTCTAGCCAAACAAATAGCTCTAAGTCTATCAAATTCGCCCAAAACATGATGACGCATGTATCTGGGATGATGACTGGGAAAACGCCAGAGGCTCAGGTTGGTATCCTTTATAGGATGGGAATGCTAGAGCCTGGGGACGGGTTTATAAAAATCGAAGCCAAGCTGAACGGCTTGAATAAGCTTAAAGGAGAGTACATACCCTTAGGCGCAGAGCTTGGTGGTGAAGTGCACAGGAGTGCTCTGCAAAAGATAGTGGTAGACCCAGCTGCCTACGGTTCACAGGTTTCGTACGTGTTTCGGGACGCTATTAGGAAGGCTATTTCTAAAGGTATCCCTGGGACTGAGCTCCAGAAATGGTTTGCGACTGGAGACTCCAGGTCTAAACTGTACCAGATGGCTAAAGCCCTGGGGATAGAGGCTGAAGATGTTCTAGGTTACGTTGAGAAAAACGATACGGCTACTCTCTGGAAAAAGTTCAGGGACGCGACGGCGGAAGAACCAGTAGCTGGGTTTGATAGGTTCTACGCTATGAGCGACAACGATGCTACGTCTTCGATAGGTAGTTTGTTGAAGACGTTTACGTGGGAAGGAGAGAACCCTGGGAAGATGCCCTGGAACGACGAGCTATTCCATGTTAACATGCTGAATAAGCTTTCCAAATTCGTTGGTGAATACGCTACGAATAGGTACATGTTGACCGAAAAAAGCGCCATAACAAAGCTAATTAGATATACGAATATCCAAAGGCAGATTCAAGGTGCTCTAGTTCTTGGACTGAACCCAAGATACGCTATTTATAACGCTATAAACAACATTGTGACCCGTGTCGCCTCTGATAACTTTGGTTACATGAAGATGACTGATATAGATACTTATAACAAGAGGTTCGGATTTGCGACTTGGAATGACGCAATCGACTTTGGTGACTGGAAATTCGAGGGCAAGGGGATGGATATTCAGAGAACCAAGATAAAAATTGACGACATTAACTATAAATTCGAGCACGAGTGGATGGAAAAACTCTCAAGAGGAGCTAACGCAGTTTCTGTTTTCAAGAAACTATCCAACAACATAGAGTCTGCGCACGCTAGAAAATCCTACATGAACGGCTTAAAGAAGTATTGGGACAATACGTGGGCTGGTGCTATTCCAGGTATGGACAATATCAACCTGCCAGAGAACATAAAGAAATCTATCATGGCTAAAGTGATAGGCTCTCTGAACATGGACGAGGTGAGGACTGGTATATTCAAAGGTAATCCTGAAGAGATAGATATTAATATCTACACAAGAAGAGTTGCTGAGAATATGGCTAGGGACTTTCTCACGCCAGAAATTCTTAGAGAGGTAATTGATGAAAGTGTCCTACGGTCTTTGAAGACAGAGTTAGCTGGTGCGCAGACGGTTGACGATGTTGTTCGTGCTATCGATAGGGTAAAAACTGGTGCGCTGGACTTCATAAGAAGGAAGATGGACCAAGACTTCAAGACGAGGGGAGCTGATATTCGGGCACGTATGAGGGATGCTGGTGCTTATACTGCTGCGAAAGAGTATGTCGACATGCAAATCTATTATCAGCAGGAACATATAGCCCACTTCAGAGCTATTGACGCTGCCATATCTTCTATGGAAGGGATGACTAACAAGCAAAGAAGTAAGGTGTGGGATGCAATAGACGTATCCGAGGGTAAGCGCTTCGAGTACATTAATAAGTGGCGGAAGGAGACAACTAAAGGTCTTTTCGGTGCTTTTGCGGAGATGAATCCAGAAACGAGAGCAAGGTATGACACATACACTACTTCAATGAATATGCTAGAAGAAAAGTGGACGGGATTTATTAAGAAACGCGGTACTGTATGGCGCAGAGCTTTCAATGCGGAGTACGCAGACGTCGAAGCTAAGAACTTGGCTTTTGATGCGGCAAGGGCGGAAGTCGACGGGTTTGCTGATACTGCCTACGACTTCGAGATGAGGATGTACGATAGGTCTATTAAGGCTCTGTTCGGCGGTAAGAGACCAACCTCTGTGGAAGAGCTTGCTGGAATCAAAGCTGTTGACGGTGAGGCTCAACCAGAAATTGGTTCGCTAGAATCCCCCTATATATACGACGCTGGGACTCTTAAGCGTTTTAGGGCGGGTGCTCCTGTAAAACCAGCGTATAGGATTGGTGAAGACGTTTTTGTTGGTGTTTTGCACGTTGATGCGATAAATGCCGCTAAGCAAAGCGGGGGTTATGACCAGCCTGATGTGGGTACAATTCGTAGACTTAGCGATGGCAAAGAATTCAGTATTCTTGATGACGGTGAGTTTGGTTTTTACGAGACGTCTAGTGGGAAGTTTTTGACACCAGAAGAATCGCGAGCAAAGTATGATGTAGCGTCATCAAGAGAATTCCTTGATAAATACCCACTTGAAGACTTACCAGTAGATAGCGGTCTTCCTAGAAATATGACTATCCAAGAAGTCAACACTGTTCAACAGGCAGACAGATGGTTCAAGGAAGTAGGCGATAACGGTATCGTTAGGTCGGAAAGAGCGTGGAAGGAAGAGACAGCGGGGGTTTTGACGGAAAAACTAAAAGCTATGGGTATCGAAACGAAGACAAGGTCTGCTGGCGGGGGAGAGGTCTACGTAGAGATAAGCGAAAACGACTGGGGAATGATAAAAGACCTAGCCTCGGAATCTCGGAGGATAGCAGACGTCGAAGGTATCGAGATGCCCTATACTAGGATGGATGGCAGTACTATGCCAGAATCACACACTAAGGTTGTAAAGACGTGGATAGAACACGTCAAGAACGTAAGAAAAAAGATGATTGAGGCTGTAAGAAATCACAGAAAAAGCATGGTAGACGACCCGCCAGAGAGCTACGGAGACCGCTTGGCTAGAAACAGTAAGTTCTATAACAAAGAGTATACTTTACTGATTATGGAGCTACATAACGCCGAAATTGAGGGCGCTATGTTTGCTGTATCCTCAAAGGGGAGAGTTCCTAGCCAAATCAATAACGACAGCATCATGAGTATGGAAGCGTACATGAACCACTTGAATCCGATGCTGGACGGCATAGGCGCAGAGATTTCTAGTGATATTAGAAGCAATACGCTGTACGACGGGTCTCAGTTAACGGTAGACCAATCTAAACAAATAAACTCGTGGCTGAACCAAGTTGACCAGAACATGAGGTCAAACAAGTTCCAAGCAGTGAAGTATGGTGAAGCTATGAAGGATTACACGATGCTTGATTATACCAACAGAACTGGGATGGACGAGGCTTATTCGGTGGTCTTCCCGTACCAATTCTGGTACACACACTCGTTTAGGAACTGGGCTATGAGAGTTTTTGATAACACAAGCATGTTCACCTCATTCTATAGGTTTAGAAATGCCCAGAAAGAGATGGGTAAAACTGGAGTTCCGAGCAGGATGGAGAATAAACTACGCATTCCTTGGGCATTCTTACCGAAGTGGGCTGGAGGGTCAACGTATTTCGACCCATACTCGCAATTCTTCCCGCCTAGTTCTCTATTCTCAATGCTAGACGTATTCAATGACGACAAGACCCAACTCTACACGGCTGCTTATTATCACTTGAAAGACATGGCGCATCTCGGAGAGATTACAGAAGAGCAGGCTATGGAGGCTAGAGAAACGGGAGAGGGTGATGTGTGGGACATGGCTCTTGAATGGGCAAACAAGAACACTGGTTTTTCTGACCCGTACACTCTCGCTTCCCAGTTTATGCAACCAGCTATGAACATAGACATTGGTTGGAATCTGTTGACAGGTTCTCCAGAGGAGATACCGCCGACACCCATACTGAACTTATCTAGAGAAATGAAGGGCATGGTAGAGGGAGTATTAGGTGAAGGTAGCGCTGCTGGGGCGATAGTTGGTGCTCCAGCTTGGGCAGAAGGCAAAGTTCGCCAAGCCTATGGTATGACACCAGCGCAAGCGCAGTTCGGTTCTTTCGGTGACTACTACGTAAAAAGAGCGCTTTCTGGAATGATGACTATGAGCGAGATAAGTCCAGAGGACTACTCGAAGGCGTTATTGGATATGAGTAACGGGAAGTACGATTCTGAGGTATACGACATGGCTTATGCGAGAGCTCTAGAGGAAGTAAACCTGAAGCAACCAGGGTATCTGGGTTTTATGGCTGAAAAAGGAGGAGCTAATCTAGCTGTTATAGGGGCTACGACTTTTGTGTCTATGTTCCCGCACGGCGTAATCTCTCAGGGCGAACTCGAATACAGAGGACACCAGAGGGAAAACAACAGAGCGTGGGAGATTTATAACGCTACTGGAGACAAGACCGCTATGAATGAATTCTACAATGACCACCCAGAGTATCGTTTACGCGCTAATATCTTTATAAACGACCCAAAGCTACAAGCTAAGAGCCTACTGATAACTAATATATGGGACTTATTCACAGGCTTGGATAAAGCTAACCAAACAGTAGCCATAGAGGCGTTCGGAGAAGATTTCCAGAGAGCCTTCCTTCAAGACGCGACGAAGGATGAATACTCTGTAGACGTAAACACGCTCGCTAGATGGGCACAGATGTTGGGCTCTTCAATCCCAGAATCTATCCCAGAAGCACAAGAAGCGTTCTTGGAAGAACCAGTACAAGAATTAGATGCGTGGGACGACCAACATGCCAAGGACTACGGAGCTTTCATCGAAGAGAGGGAAAAACTATTCCCGACTTGGTACGTCCTACAAGGGAAATACTATGACCTACCCGAAAGCGAGAGGTATCAGTTTACAAGAGACTTTCCGCAATTCCAGGAATACCGAGACTGGAAAGCAGATTATCTGGAGAAAAAACCAGGTATCTCTTCGGTGGTAGAGTCTGGTTCTATAAACTACGAGACTAAAGATGGGCTGAAAGGTCATTTGACAGAAGAGGAGATGAAAGATGTTCCTGCCTTGTTGTCAGATAGCTTGATTGCCCACTTCACCTTTAACCAACCTTTAGGGGCTGGTGCTCTAATGGCATTAGAGGATTGGTGGATAACAGCGGGTAAACCTGGAAAAGACTTCAAAAGATGGTTAAACTATGAAATCGCTCCAAACTACACGCTACTTGTAAAATAAGACAATTTGTATTATAATTGTCCTAATTAAGGAGATATTGTAATGACAGAAAAAATTGAAAACGCTGATTCTGGTGCAAAAGAGAAAGTTTCTGAGAACGGTGGCAATCTTTACCAGCCACCTTCAGGCGAGAATGCTGATGATAAGCAGACTCCTACTGGAGAGCAGGGTAATGGTCAGGAATCTCAGGAGCAAGTACCAGGAGAAGGCAAAAAACAAGAAGTTTTGACAGAAGCGAGTATTTCGGAAATCGTTGCGAGAGAAGTAAAAGAAGGTATGCGACAATTCCAGAGTATGAGCGACAAATCGGAAGCTAGGGTGAAACAGCTGATTTCGGATAACGAGGCTCGGATGGAGAAAACTATAGGGCGCGACTTGACCACAAAGGAAAAGACTGTGCTCGAAGGTGGCATTCGAGAAGAGGTTCGTACCAGCTCAGAGGTAAATACAGATGCTCAGGAGAGTGATGTGTTTAAACCCTCACTAGAAGCCCAGCAAGAGTTCGCCAGCAAGGTTCAGGTGATGGAGATAAAGTACGGTGTACGTTTGCTCGAGGAAGACGAAGAAAACAAGACAGTCAACTGGAACGAACAAGACCACTTGAAACTATTACCACAGATTGAATCAGCCATGAAGGCTAAGGCTGGCAAAGGACAATCCGATGACTCCGTAGCGCAAAGTGCGGCGAGCAGATTACCTACTCCAATAGTAGGAAGTACGCCCGATAATATGAAGGGCAAATCGCCGAACGAATTACTGAATATTGCTCACCCTATACCTAAATAAAGGGTAGCAAACAAAATAAAATTAAACGGAGATAAACAATGAGTTTTACACTTGCAGATTTCAGTCGCTTAGCGACGCAACCGCTTAAGAAAGCGGTTATTGACATCTTCAGACGTGAATCATTTATGCTGGAAACTCTCTCTTTTGAGACTCCAGGTACTTTGAACATCGAAATGCTCAGAACTAAAACTCTGCCTACGATTACAGCTCGTGAAATCGGCGAATCCTACACGGAATCAAAAGGTCTCACGGAGAACTTGCAGGAAAGAGTCGCCTTCTTAGGTGGCTATATTGATATTCCTAAAGAGTACATCAAAGCGAAGAATCAGGTAGTTAACCAGCGGGCGTTACAGACAGAAATGTTTGTGACCTCAATGGCATACAAGTTCAACGACATGTTCATAAATGGCAATCCAACCAGCAACGATAAGGAAATGGTAGGTCTACACTACAGATTCATTAATGATTTAGACGCTGCCCAATCCATAGACGCTGGTGGACCTGACGTTTCAGCAGACGGTGGTACACTAGCTGCTGACCAGGCAACATTGGTTGACGGAATTGAAGAATTAATCCACACAGTGGATGGACATAAGTGTGACGTGCTGCTCACGAACTCAACACTATACTTACGGTTACTCTCTGCCCTTCGAGCACTGGGTTACTATGCATCGACGAAAGATACTTTTGGTCGAAGCTTAGCGACTTTTGGCGAAGGCGGACCGAAAATCGTAGACATTGGTGTGAAGAAAGACCAGAGCACACTCATAATGCCTAACACTGAATTAGCAAACGGCACAGCCACCACAGGCGCGACGTTCACGAGCATCTATGCTCTAAAACTTGGCGAACCCTATCTAAAGGGTTGGCAGTTTGACAACATAGATACCGTAGACATGGGCTTGTTGGAGAATGGTGTATCCTATAGAACGATGATTGACTGGGGTGTTGGAATGTACTTCTACAACCCTCGCTCAGTTGCTAGGCTCTACAACATTCAGGCAGCATAAGGAGAATTACAATGGATGCAAATTTATATCTTTTAGCAAGCGCAACTAAGACTACTACAGTCACTAACGCGACTGGCGTGGACTTTGATGGCGCAGACTTGCAACCCCTATGCTACCGCTTGAATGTTACGGTGGCTTCAGGGACAGGTCCGACGCTGGACGTAAAAATCCAGGAATCGGACGATAACTCATCTTGGCGTGATTTTGCGAATTTCAAGCAGATGACGGGAGTTGGTATTGAACGGGTAACTGCTAAATCTGATGCACGGTATCGAAGATACTATGCTACGATTGGCGGCACGAACCCCTCATTCACTATGCACATAAACGTAGTGCCAGCTGGACGACACACCAAGTTCTAGACGAGACTTTAGACTGAATGGGGGGCGTAACAGCCCCCCTTCTTTATAACAGAGGGAACAATGAAAATCAAAAATAATAGAACAAAGATGAAGGGCAGACTAAAAACGAAGCTGATAAAAGGCTACGTGAAAGCTCCTTTCATATGGACGCTAAAGAACGTACTGAGTTTTAGTTACTTGCGAAACTTCTTCACGTATCACGTGATGCAGTTCGCCTCAAAGTTGACTAGCGTTCTTTCGTCAACTGGCAGACTGAGTGCTAAACTGATTCACAACGGGCAGGTAGTTGATTATGGGGTAGTAGCTCATGGTTTAATTACGACTGCTTTTGTGAATTTCTTGGTCCACCGAAATTGGAGACTTCAAATACCACGACTCAGGTGTGGGCACAACTCCCGCCAATGTCTCTGATACCGACATTGAAACAACTGATGCTGTAGGTCGTGCAACTGGAGACCAGAACGGTGCTGCCAATGTCTATACATCGGTTGGTACTATAACTTATGGCTCAAGCTTAGCTATTACTGAGCACGGTCTTTTCAGCCAATCAACTGGTACTACGTTGCTAGACAGACATGTATTTTCTGCCATAAACGTAGAAGACACAGACCAAATCGAATTCACTTACGAGCTGACAGTTTCGGCTGGCGGATAAACTTGTGAAGCTCTACTTAATTGATTTCTCAAACGAAGTCAAGGGGCATTTGGGTATCTAAATGGCAATTACTGTTGGGACTATTCACGACTTCTACAAAGCTTCAGGTTCTACGCCAATCACTACTGGCGGAAAAACGCTAGGCGCTAGTACCCTTGCGGTTGTCTTACCAATCGTTATTTACGATGCAAGCTCATCTGATGGGGTCATATCTGCCGTTGGGCAGTATAACGGAAGTGATTACACTACCTTAGCGTTCACGAAGGTAGATGAGTATTATGACGCTACCTGTGATGGGCACGTTTCAATCTGGTTTTTAAATGACCCAGAAGTTAGCGTATCACGTGCTTTTAGGATTACGCAGGGCGGTTTAGTCACACACTTACAGGCTTCTTTTATTGAGATAAATGGAGCGAAGCTTGAAGTAGACGTTGTAGCCACAGAGCAATCAGGCAACGGTTCACCTTCAATTTCATGGACCAATGACGAAGCAGATGTAATTCTAATTGAGTGTTCCCTTACTAACCAATCCCTTCCTAATAGACTTACTATTGGTGCTGGACAAACACAAGCTCATCTGAAGGACCTTGGCGCTGACGTAGCCCTAGCCTCTTATAAGATTGTCAGCGCTGCCGAATCCCAAACAATGTTTTGGACTGATTCGGATAATGACGAATACTGGGTACAGGTTGGAGCTTCACTCAAAGCTAAAATTACTACTTACCAACAAGCGTGCGCAGGAACACTCACCAGTGCTGGGGTAATAACAAAGAAGGCAAAGAAAGCTTTTTCTGGTGTATTGTCATCTGCTGGTACGATTGTAAGAAAGACATCAGTATCGTTATCTGGAGCTTTGACTTCGGCTGGTACTGTAGCCAAGAAGATGTTCGAGTCGTTTACTGGGACACTCACTAGCACTGGTACTATAGCTAAAAAGATGTTCGAGACATTAGTAGGTACACTAACTTCTATAGGTAGTGTAATCGGTGACCTTATTGATACTGGCACTTTATACTATAAGTCTATTGCTGGCACGTTAACTCCTACTGGTACTATAGCCAAGAAGATGTTTGGGTCTTTTGCTGGTACGCTAACTAGCGCTGGCAACGTGGGTAAGAAAACTATGAAGGCACTAGCTGGTACACTGACTTCGGCAGGTACTATAGCCAAGAAGGTGTTTATGTTATTTACTGGAGCTCTAACCAGTGCTGGCGCTGTAAGCAAGAAGTCTATGAAAGCGTTAGCAGGAACTCTCACTAGTGCTGGTAGTATATCTAAAAAGGTGCTCAAGTTGCTTGCTGGCACACTTACTAGCAGTGGTAGCGTACTAAGCGAGCTTATAAAGACCTACATCGCTAATAAAGTATACCAATATAGAGCAAAAAGGATAAAGGAATAATGATAACGATAAAACAGAACACAGCTATAGATATCCTAATAGGCGCTTTCCTCGATGAGTCTGACGGTAAGACGGCTGAGAATGGTTTATCAATAGCGTATACGGACGTTAAGCTATCGAAAAACGGTGGCGCTTTAGCTAGTAAACATGAGGCAACTGCACCAGTAAACGATTCTTTGGGGTATTACACCTGTAGTTTGGACACAACAGATACGAATACTCCTGGTTTACTAAGGCTTGCAGTACACGTGGCTGGCGCATTGCCAGTATTTGAGGATTTGTACATCCTCCAAGAGAATGAGTCTCCGTCTGTTCCAGCTGACGCTACCCCTGGTAGCTCAAGAAGCCTCTCTGGTATTGTTTTGCAAGTAGCGAAGATACTTGGCGGAGTAAAGGAGGGGCTGGCTACCTCAGGCAGCACAACAACCCTCACGGACATAAAGAGAAGACTAGAGCCAGCAGAAACATGGGACAGAGGGTTCATTATTATGCTCTCTGGAGCTAATGTCGGGAAGATGAGAACTGTAACCTCATACGCGGAGGGAGTGTTTACGTTTGACGCACTGACAGGGGCTATTATCGGTGGCGATAGATATGCAGTAGTCCCCTACTTATTTAGTAAAGAGGATATTGTTTCTGCTATAAACACGGCTTTACTTGATTTTGGAGATTACCTACAGCACGACGAAACCCTAACTACTGATTCCGATGCACAGATTTATACTCTGCCAGACAATGTTCTTAACGTAAAGAAGTTTGAAACCGCCCAGTCCGAAGACTCGCCTTACGACTATAAGGAGCAATACTACTGGGACGAGAACAGTGGTTACATTTATTTCAAGGCTGGCAAAGAGCCTGGTACTGGCGATATGAAGATAAGGCTTTGGTATATTGGAACTCACCCAGAACTAGTCGACGACGACGATGGGATTGATACGGAGATTGACGACAGGTGGTTGAAGTGGGCTGCCTCAGTAAATCTTTATCGAAGTTACTATTCTCAGTATGGTGAAGCTGACCCACACAAGGTTCAGCTTATGAACGAGGCGGTACAGAATGAGGCTATGGAGCGAATAAGGGTACAGGGTAGAGTTACAAGGAACATGGCTAGGACGCCTAGGTTAGGGAGCTAACGATGGATGTACGAGTAGGATACGATTTAGCAAGACCTTCGCATCATTTGTCTTTGTCTGACGGCGAGACAACGATAGGGTTAAATCTGTGTAATAAAAGCGGTAACATGGATGCTAACGCTTTAAAACGAAACCCAGTGAACAGAACAGCTCTGAAAACTTCACAAGGTAGCTTAGCGTACTCTGACCTCGAAGAACCCTGGGTCTCTGTTGCTCAGACTTCATGGGCTAACGGCAGGGGCGAAGATGACCTTGACACTGATAAGGGAAGCTTCTTTGATAACTTTAGGACGATAGTACTAGGGGATGAGGTTATTCTTGGTGCTTTGGAAAGAATGCATTCTGGGTTACGGAAAGGGGACATACACCAGAACAAAGGCACTGGGTTATCCTGGGTTGGGCTTTTTGGGGAGAGTGCGTATACAGCGGTAAAGTTTACGGCTGATGAGGACTACGACGCTGTAAATGTTTATCTCGAAATAAAGAGGAAAGGAACTCCGCAAGGTTCGTTATACGCTGGTCTATTCAACGATGATGGCGGTGTGCCTGGAACGGAGATAAACTCGGCTTCATTTGATACGACTGACATTGACGATATTCTAGCAATCAAGCTAAGAGCAACGATAACCTCGTCATCCCTTACTGCCACTACGGATTACTGGGTGAAGGTATGGGCAGCGGACGGTGACGGTGAGAACTGTTGGCTGGTTGGAATGGATAACGACTATTCTGGTTCTACGACTTATAGGTCGGAGAGCGAAGTTACGTGGGTTTCGCTGGCAAACCAGATGTATTATTACGTAGCTGAGGATGTAACACAGTACAGTCCGATATTTTTCAAGTATAGGAGAGCTGATTATGTTGTTCTATCAAGTCCGTCTGGAGCGCCTACTATTTATATAAACGGTGACAGGGGATTTGCCGACGCGAACACAGGTGTGCTCTCGACATTAATTGACGGGACAAAAACATGGGAAACAAACCAATTCGCAGGGGCAATCGCCATTATTATATCTGGCGATGGTATAAACGAGCCCCAAAGATGGCGTGTGATAGACTCAAACACAGACACTACGCTAACTCTATCGGAAGATTGGACAATAGAACACGATACGACAACAGAGTACGTGATACTAGGCGCAGACACGTGGGAGGAAGTAGCTGGGCATGGGATAACAGAGCCAGTTAGCGATGTTCTTGTTCACAACAACATAATGTATTTCGCAGTAGGCGAAGATGCTGCTATAAGGAGGGGGAGATATAACTCAGCTGGATACGCGTGGGCTGATGACGGAACTAATAGGGCAAACTACCTATGCGCTGTCTTTAACGGGACGGATGATTACTCAATATGGAGAGCCAGGAATGAGTACTCTGTTGTGGGTGTCCCCCTTATCGACAAGGCAGATTCTCAGAGCTGGGCAGTGAACCTTGTATTTGGTGACGATATCGTATTCAAAGATAGCTATGGGAAGATAACAAATCTACTAGAGTACGGTACAGAAAATACGCTGTGGGTTATGAGGGAGGGAATTGTTTTCTACTTAAGTGATGGTATTCCTATAAAGATTCCTCTTGAGGAGATGGCTACTATGATGGATGATAACAATGGTTCTGCTACTCTAATCCATAACGTGTTCTTGTTCTTTACTCTTGGTAGCGGCATTGAGAGATACTACGAATCTTCTCTTGATGACGTTGGCATGAACAGAAACGAGGGTATGCCAGTTAACAGGCAGGGCATAGTCTCCTCGATGTTGGGTAGACCTGGAGAATACTACGCCTCGATTGACGGAGGGAGCTCTAATTACAGCTCTATAATGGCTTGCGATGGTAGTGAGGCTTGGTACGAGGTGTTCAGGGGATACGTAGAGGGCGAGCGTATACTAGACACGCACTTCCAGGCAGTACCTGGCTCTGCCCCAGACAGGATGATGGTGTACGTCGGGGGAGACATACTAACCCTAAACTTCCCATCGGCTACAGTAGACCCTACCAAAGACTCAAGATATGCGTATACACACGAGGGTGCTATCGAGAGCGGTTACGTGTACGCTAACTTGTTTGATGTTTACAAAATCTATAACTCTCTGAAGTTGTTTACAGAGAATCTCACAGAGGACGAGCAAACAGTAGAGTTCGACTATAAGATAAACGAGGAAACGACGTGGACTACCCTGGACGAGAACGTATTCTACGAATCCCCTTCCCAGGAACTGTTGTTCGGCGATATATTTAGCGTTTCTGCGAAGAGACTTAGATACAGGCTGAGATTGATGACAGAAGATTCTTACATTAGCCCTACCGTGAAGGCGGCTGTTATTGAAGCCATAGCTAGAGTTGACGTAAAGTATAATTATACGACTAATTACAGGGCAGTGGACGGCGACATTGACTTAGAGGCAGTCGAGAACCCTCTTCGCAGAGATGCGGCTGATGTTATCCATGTTATTGATGGCTGGGCTGAGGGTTTGACTCCGCTAATCATGCGCTCTACGAAAGAGCCGTATGACAATAAGCGGGTCTATATTGACCCACAACCATTACAACCGACTGCACACGAGAGGATAAAGTATGTAAATTCGTTGGTGTTATTAGAGGTCTAGATGGCTGACGCATACGAGTTTGCTAAACTTGAAACCCCAGAATCTAAGGTTGGGGGAGTTTACGACGGGCAAGAAGTAAGATTCAAGGAAGAGTGGTTTGTAATACAAGCTCTTCTGATGCTGAAAGTAGACTTTGAGTACCAAGACTCTTTTCTTGGTGGTTTTTACAGGAGGGGTGGCGCGGTACTTGATTTTGTCTGCGATGTGCCTCCAAAGACGATTATAATTAGAATCAACGGAAAGCATTGGCATGACAGAAGGAAGCTAGAAGATGTTATAATGAAGCAAAAACTCCTAAGGGAGTATAAAGGTTCTGCTGAGGTGGTAGACATAGATGCTGAAGACGTTGATACACAGGAGAAAGCAAACAAGGTTATAAGAGAGGTGCTATTCTAATGGCTAAAATAAATAAAGTAAGCGTAAGAGATTTTTTCGTTCATCAGGGAGCTACGCGTCAGTTCACATTGAAGCTGACTGACAATAACGACGTAGCTAAGAATCTCTCTGGTTATACGGTAGAGATGTCTGTCAGGAAGCATGTTGGCGGAGAGTCTTTCCTCGACCTTGACTCAGACGGGAACGGTATTGTCCTGACTGGGGCTTCTGGTCAGATGGACTTTACCATGACAGCAGCGCAAACCGCTGCGTTTGATTTCGTAGAGGGCGTGTTTGATGTAAAGCTCACTAGCGGAGCTGACACAGTTACGTACCTTTTGTGTGGTAAAATCATAGTAACACGGAGGGTAACTATATAATGAAGCTTATAATTGAAGACAACTTTTATGAAACACTAGAAATATACGACCCAGTAACTGTTATGGAGATAGCCGACTTTGATGTAGGGATTCGCCAGAGGTTGGACGCCAGCGAGTCAACTACGGCAACTCTCACAGACGACGTGACTCTTGTGGACGGAGACACAGTTATGCAGTTCATGAACCCTGGTGGCTCTGACAGAATCGTTACCCTACCAGCAGAGGCTGAAAGCAATCACGGGTATCTAATACTAAATACCTCAGATGCGGGTGAGATGCTAACAATAAAAGATGACGCGGCTAACGTTATCGGTTATGTTGGTCAAGGCGGTACGGGATGGTTTATATCCAATGGCTTAGAGTGGAGGTCATCGTATGCTGGAAGCGTTACTGCTAATACTGTGTGCGAGGGGAGGCTCTCGCTTGAAACTGGAGTATCTGTTTCGGTATCAGACCAAGCAGACAAAACTATGCTTTACTTCACCCCCCACACTGGCAACAGGGTGTCTATTTACAATGGCGCAGCGTGGGTAGAGTATACTTTCTCTGAGCCCACACTGGACGTGACTTTACTTACTGCCTCGAAACCCCATGACATATTCATAAGTAACTCTGGGGGGCTCACTCTAACGGCGGTTGAGTGGACTAACGCAACAACAAGAGCTACCGCGATAGTCAAACAAGGTGGTATCTATGTAAAATCAGGCGCACTAGAGTACCGTTATCTTGGTACGATTCGTATAGATGCTTCCCAGAAGTGCAGTGACACTAAGCTTCACAGGGGAGTATGGAACTATCACAATAGGCTTCCAAGGGGAGTCATAGTGAAAGACGCTACGTCTACGTGGGATTACAGCACTGCTACATGGAGGCAGATGAGAGCGACGGCTGCTAACAAGGTAGAGTTTGTCATTGGGGTGAGCGAAGAGCCCGTCAAGGTACATTCGGATATGGAAATCGTTTCCATTGCCAATGAGGACGTTACTATTGGGATTGGGCTGGATGCGGTTGATGCTCTTGCTACGGACGCAAGGGAAGGTCGCCACAAGCACACTGATGCGAATACAAGAGTTAACTCTATAAGCTCAAACTACAACGGTTTTCCTGGCGTTGGCTCTCATTACCTTGCGCCGATTGAAAAAGTTGGCGTTGGTACAGTAGATTTCTACGGTGGTGTCAAACAGCTATTTGAGGGAGCTATAAGTGGCTAACATGTTTCCAATAAAGGAAGTGTTGGGCGGGGACGTCTCTAAATGGCAGGATAATAACGCAACGCCTGAGATGATGGATATGAAGATAGCCCATGACAACGGGATAAAGTTTATATTCATAAAAGCAACGCAGGGGTTTGCTAAAGACCCTGACTTCTACGATAACTGGAGCAATGCTAAGAAAGCAGGCATCCCGCGCGGTGCTTACCACTTTGCCGATAAGAGTTACGGAACTGCTAAACAACAAGCAGAGAATTTCTGGAATACGATTAGTTTTGACGAGGGGGAATTGCCACCTGTGTTGGACTTTGAAGCAAGGGAAAACATAGGTCTATCGTTTATTAAATACTTCCTTGAGTATATAGACGAGAGAAGCAAGCATACTCCTATCCTCTACACAGGGCAGAGTTATTGGGATGACCTTATGGGTAGCTCTGATGCCACCTGGGTACTTCAGTATCCTTTATGGATGTCTTATCCAGACGTGAGCTTACAATCGCCAGTACGGGGTATTCCTGCCAGTCTAATGGACGAACCAGAGCTTCCTAATACTTGGGAGAATTATGAAGTACCTGCTTTGTTCTGGCAGTTTACGTGGGTTGGTGACGGGATGTTTTACGGTGCGGAAAGCAAAGGTTTTGATTTGAACGTGTTCAATGGAACGCAAACGGACTTTGATATTAAGTATCTGAATGGTGGGACAGAGCCCCCGAATAACGGGGCAGGTGAAGACAAGTATGTCAGAACTCTGCCAATCATGTCTTCTGACCACCTAAGGTTTAGAACGACGCCGTTACTATACCCAGGCGATACTCTTGCAGTAGGGAGGGGTGTAGTAATGAAGCTAGTCGAACCAGATAAAATACCAATGGACGGCATAAACTGGTGGCACGTCGAGTTAGATAACCGAGACGGGTTTGTCTCGGCAGGAAGTAGATGGACTGAAAGGTATCCATAAAGCTACAATTTCTGTTATAATACTATTAGTTAGTTTGTAATATATTCTAATGAAAGGAGGATAATTATGGAAGAGCTATTGAATGACTACCCCCTAATCGTAGGGCTACTAGGGCAAGCAATCCTGATTCTTGGTAACGCTGGTATTCCTGTTTTTATAGGAAACCTGATTAAAAACGTTCCTGGAGCAGAGAAGCTGAATGGTAAGATTGGTGGAATCGTAAACTGGATGATAATTACTCTGTTCGTATTCATGTTTACCGCAGGGCAGTTCTACGACCCTGGATTTCTGCTAGAAGTATTACCAGAGTACGGCGAGAAAGTAGGGCAAGTGCTTGCGATTATTACTGGAATGATAGACATATATCTGGTAATGAAGCTGAAACAACCGATTTACGATAGAATAAAAGGTACGCCTGTGATTGGTAAATCGTTTAGCAAATAGTACAGAAGTAAAAATAAATAATGTTTAGCACCCTAACCCTTGACACGGGTATGGGATTGTGGTAAACTACATATAGGTAAAACCGAGGGAGCTTTTGTTTCAGCTCCCTCTCTTTTTCACATAAAGGAGAGAGTATGGTGGTAAGTAAAAAACTGGAAGTTCCTAATTATACGCAAGTGCCTAACTTCGTATTAGGGAATCCGTACGGGGGAGACGATGAGGTAGGATTGCTTCCAGACATGGACGGAAGTGAGCTAAAGGTTTTTCTAATAATAACTAGAATTACTGTCGGCTGGCATAAAAGAGAATCAAGAATATCCATAAGAAGATTGGCGAAGGTAACTGGTCTATCTACATCGACTGTTCAAAAAGCAGTAAAGAAACTTCTCGATAAAAACCTGATATATGTGAAGAGGGGGAAGGGTGTGAATCGTTACGGACTATTACTCCATAACGATGGTGTAGCGATAATCGCCACAGTTGTATCGAAAACCGATACGCCATCTAGTAAAGAAAACGGTAAACAAAAAGTATCCGAGGATGACCTTTACCTTCTTTCCCTGCCTAAAGCAGAGTGGGATGGTGCGCTCCGTAGATACTATCCGTGCAAAGAGCCGAATAACTTAGCGGAACTGTTGGCTGAGTTTGCCACTTTATTTAAGGTGAATATTCCTTTATTCACTGGAACATCACAGCGTACTCATATTGCGAGAGTCTATCACTTCATGAAATCATGCGAGTGGAAAGACCCGAGGGAGGTTTTGCGTATGGTGAAGAAGCGCTACGCCGCAGAGAACGCTACTTGGGCAGTCTCTAATCTTGGTTCACTAGCTAACTATGCGTCGTCAGTATTAGCAAAGAATAGAGGAAAAACTTGGGGGACAAAGAACACTAAATCATCAGGAGGCTGGGATGGGTAACAACGAACTGATTACTTTCTCACCGAAACAAGTAGGCGATA